GTTAGTCATAACATCTATAGGAAACCAAATGATGATCATACTGAATATACGACTTTAGATCACTCAACAGAAGAAGCGACTCACCATTCATATATCAAGCATCGTAAATCTGGTTATAGAAATATACCGTTTGATCACGATGAACAATTGTCAGTGAATTCTCATAAAGGTTCTCATCTAAATCAATCTACTAAAGTGATGTTATTTCATATTGAGCATTCAAATAAACCATTAGTGAGTTCTGAGATACAATCAGATCAAGGTCATAAATTGTGGAAGACATTTGCGAAATCAGCTTTAGATAAAGGCCATAATGTTTATTATCACGACCACAACGGACTGGTGAAACTTGATCATAAAAATCTAGATCACTACCACAAAAAATATTTTGGAGACTCGATTCGGAATGAAAACACTAATATGTTAGTCTCAAAGGAAGAGTTGAAGTGAAAAATCTTACGCTAAAACAAGCAGAACAACTAATAATTCTTATAGAGGAATGTGCGGAAGTTCAAAAGGAATGTTCTAAACTTCTTCGTTTCGGTAAAACAGATGAATATGGTATGCTGGACAATTTGACTCAAGAAATTGGTGATCTTCTTGGCATTATAGAATGGGTCCAAAAAGAATTTGACATAAACCCTGAATTGTTGATACAATATGGTCAAATGAAACAAAATAAAATGATGAACCACACGAGCTATCAAAAATAATGATATAGTGTAAAATTTGTTTTGTGAATTCGTGTGTTTGTAAAAAACAACAGTCGGTTGTAAATGAGTAGTAAAATTTAATTATATGGAGAAATAAATTATGGCAAAGAAACAAACTATTATGTATTCAATCAAGCGCTCTGGTGGTCTTCCTAAGTCACTCAAAGGTGTCTCATTCACCTCTTACGAACAAGCAAGGAATGCTGTTCGGCGCTATATTCGGACAATGAAAACATATCAACCATCAAGCACTCATCCAGCAATGAGTGATCTTGGTTTTACCGTTGTGAAAGGTTAATTTGATGTCTGACATTAAAGATTGCGTCATTCAAAAATATCCTGGTGGGTTTTTAGTTCAACTTCAGGGTGAAATTCAAATTGTTACTTCATTGAGTAAGGCAATTAAGCTCGTCCGTGATTTCCTATCAGAAGGAAAAGACGAAGAACAATAAATATATTGTTCCAAACGGGAAGGGATAGCGGATTGGTGGTTCCTGCTTAGTGGAACCACCATTATAACTTGGTATATTGCCCCAAGTATCAATCAAAGGCAACAAATAAAAGGAGAAACAAATGGCAAAAAACGCATTGCTTGAAAAGCTAAAGGCAGCTGGTTCATTGAAAGTGACAACATTAGCTGAATCAGCACTATTCAACGAAAAGGACTTTATTCAAACCTCTGTTCCATCTATCAACGTAGCATTTAGTGGGCGACTTGATGGTGGTATGTGTTCTGGTTTGACTATAGTTGCTGGCCCATCAAAACACTTCAAATCATCTATGTCTTTGATTATGGTCAAAGCATATATGGACAAATATCAAGATGGGATTTGTTTATTTTATGATTCTGAATACGGCGTGACTCCAGAATATGTTGAGGACCATGGCGTTGATACTGAACGAATTATTCATATTCCAGTTGAGCACGTTGAGCAACTTAAATTTGATATTGTTAAGCGTCTTGAGCAAATTGAACGTGGCGACCACGTAATTATTTTCATTGACTCAATTGGTAACTTGGCGTCGAAAAAGGAAGTTGAAGATGCGCTTGATGAAAAATCAGTCACAGATATGTCAAGAGCAAAAGCTCTAAAATCATTGTTCCGAATTATCACTCCACATTTGACAACAAAAGACATTCCTTGTGTTGCGGTCAACCACACCTATCAGGAAATCGGTATGTTTCCGAAGCAGATTGTTGGTGGAGGAACGGGTTTGTATTACTCAGCAAATCAAATTTTCATTATTGGTCGCTCACAAGAAAAAGGATCAAGTGGAGAAATTGAAGGCTGGAACTTTACACTTAATGTGGAAAAATCTAGATTCGTAAAAGAGAAGGCAAAACTACCAATTCAAGTATCATATGAGGGTGGTATAAATCCATATAGTGGTTTACTTGAGTGGGCGCTTGAATCGGGTCACGTGACAAAACCCAAAAACGGATGGTTTCAATCAAAATACATGGACAAGAATGTCCGTGAAAAAGACACCAACAATATGGAATTCTGGTCACCAATTGTTACTGATCAGGCCTTTGTCAATTTCATCAAAACAAAATTTATGCTAAACACTAAACGAGCTTTGATTGAAGAACTGGAGACTGATGAAGAATGATTGATATTACATTATACATTTTGTTATGTATAGTGATGAATATTTTTATGATGATTTCAATATACTTATTTCTTAAGGACAACAAATGATAAACATTAGATCGACAGGTAAAGAATTCAATGGACAGCTTGAGATTGAACTTCAAGACGATCCATATAACGGTGTTACATTTTATTATGAGAGTATGAAATTTGGTGACGAGAATGACGATGGATCTGTGACGATGACTTTTGATTATCAAATAACATCAAATAATCCGCCAAAAAAACTGAAAGAGTTTGAACAATATATTGGCGATTTGATAATTCAAATTCTTGAGGAACAGATCAAACACAATGAAGTCGTTTACAAAGGTGGCGCTGGTGGAACATACACTGATGAACAAGCATAAAATATGTGAGGATTTTCTTCGGTCATTTGATCCAAAAATAACATTGACAAGAAGTGGGTTGCCTGCGATAATATGTACCAATCACTCTGGCGATGAATTTTACCCATTGATTGGTGTATATTACAATTATGATTCTTGGATACCTTGTCGCTGGGCAAGAGATGGTAAATTTCACAATAACAGTCAAAAAACTGGATTGGATCTTTTGATCAACGAGCACGAGCCGGAAGCTGCATGAGAATATTCAAAGCAAAAGATCATAGACGTTATTTGTTGATGTCTCATTTACATAGGATCCATTTCACCAGTTACATTTCGCTCAGTCACAAGATTTTCCTGTAAAAATGAGGAAGAAGCACTTATTCTTACAATGAAATTCAAATGACGTACACAACCGAAAGAAATCAAACAGGGTGTTATTTGGATATTGAATATCCAGCTCATATGTTGAGAGAAATGGGTGTTTTATATTTACAAAAGGAAATATCAAAGTTCATATCTTCAAAATTCTTTACAAACGAACAACATTATTCAGGTGGTATTTCTGGCGATAGAAGATGGGCTACACTTGAAGTTTGGTTCGAAAATAAAGATGATGCAGCAATGTGTTTATTGAAATTTGGTGGCAAAAATTGGAATAATGTATGACAGATAGAATAGAATCAGTTATCTTCGAAGCCCTCTTGGGTGATATTGAATACGCTCGTAAAGTATTGCCTTTCATTCAAGAGGAATATTTTGATTCAAGAGTTGATCGTATTTTATTCAAAGAAATAAACAGATTTTTCACTGAACACAATTCAACACCAACAAAAAAGATACTAAAATTATTTGTTGATGACTGTAAAGATCTCAAACAGGATGAATTTGATGTAGCAATTGAGACCATAAATTCAATCAATGAGCCAGAAAAGAATCGTGATTGGTTAGTTCAACGAACTGAAAAATTCTGTCGAGACAAAGCAATTTATAACTCGATTATGACTTCCATTAGTATTATGGATGGTCGTAATACTAAATTTAATCGTGAAGCAATACCAAGTTTATTGTCAGAAGCATTGGCAGTATCTTTTGATAAATCAGTTGGCCACGATTACTTCGATGACGCCGAACGCCGCTATGACTTTTATCATTTGAAAGAAGATCGTCTCAAATTTGATTTGTCTATGTTCAATAAAATCACTCATGGTGGATTACCGAAAAAGACATTGTCTTGCGTGGTGGCTGGTGTCAATACAGGAAAGTCACTTGCACTTTGTCATATGGCAGCATCTACTATTGCTCAAGGTAAAAACGCGCTTTATGTGACCCTTGAAATGTCAGAAGAAAGAATTGCTGAACGAATTGACTGCAATTTATTGAATATACCGATCACTGAATTGTATAAAACTGATAAAACGACATTTCAATCTAAATTAAACGATGTAAAATCAAAATCTCATGGTAGATTGATCGTGAAGGAATATCCAACCGGTGGTGCTCACGTTGGTCATTTCAAATCATTACTTGATGAATTGGAATTGAAACGGAATTTCAGACCAGATATTGTATTTGTTGATTATTTGAATATTTGTAATAGTCAAAGACTAAAGGGCGGATCATTCAATTCATACACAATTGTCAAGTCAATTGCTGAAGAATTACGGGGTTTAGCTGTAGAATATGATATTCCAATTGTCACGGCCACTCAGTTTACGCGCTCAGCATCAACAGATACAGATGGTGATATGACTGGTATTGCTGAATCGTTTGGTACTGCAGCAACAATGGATTTCATTTTTGCTTTAGTAAGAACAGAAGAACTTGACCAAATGGGTCAAATTATGGTCAAACAGCTAAAGTCGAGATTCGGAGATGTCAACTATTATCGTAGATTTGTAATAGGAGTCGATATTTCCAAATTTAAGCTGTACGATGTTGATAATCCCACAGCAGATTTAGTGGATACTGGTAGAACTGATGAGATTCCAGTATTTGATAAGAGTTCATTTGGAACTGCAATGAAGCAGCGTGGAGATTATCAGGAACTGGATTTTTCATAATGTAAATTG